GAAGGAAGACTGGCAGTGGATGCGCGAGGGGTTTCAGTTCAATACCGTAACCCAGCAGCAGATCTACACCCCCGCCGAAACCGGCGTGGGGTCTACGTTCGGCAATTGGAAGCGCGACAGCTTCCGCGTCTCGTCTGTTGGTCAGCAGTACAAAGACGAACAGCTGACGAATTACATGGACTGGACGACGTTCAGGAACCTGTACATCTACGCCAACATGCGTTACACCTACGCCCGGCCTGTCGTAGTGTCCATCGACCCTGACAAGAACCTGGCCTTCGGTTCGGTGCCTGACCAGCCCTACGTCATCGTGGGCGAGTACTACATCATGCCCACCGAGTTTTCGGCGGCCACTGATGCCCCGCCTGCCACCTTCCCTGACCGCTTTCACATGTTGATTGTGTACCGCGCCATGATGTTCTACGGTGGCTACGAATCGGCCCCAGAGGTCTACCAACGCGGCGAGCTGGAGCACAAGCGTTTGATGAACCGCTTGGCAATTGACCAGCTGCCTACTCTTGTCAGTGGCCCGCCCCTTGCGTAAGGAGCAGCGATGCCGCTGAACACCCCACCAGTTCGCTACGACCTCATCCGCCTCCAAGGCGGTCTCGACCAGGTCACCCCAACTCTGTCCTTGCCGCCCGGCTTTGCCCGGCGTGCGGCCAACTTCGAGTGCTCGATCACGGGCGGCTATACCCGCATTGCCGGGTACGAGCGGTACGACGGCCATGCAAGCCCTTCGGCCGCGCTGTACGCCATTTTGCTTTGCACATTGACAGGCACTGTTGCGGTCGGCAATACCATTGTTGGCCAGTCCTCTGCCGCCACTGGCAAAGTCATTGCCCGCAGCGGAGACCAAGTTGTCATCACCCGCGAGACGGGGACCTTTATTGACAGCGAAGGCATCACGGTCAGCGCCACTCCCGTGGGCTCGATTGTCACTATCCAGGGGGTCGACCCCGACGGCTATCAAGACGCGGTTTACCGCAACCTGGCAGCCGATGAATACCGCACCAGCATCTCCGCTGTGCCGGGCTCGGGTAGCGTTTTGGGTGTTGCGATTTTCAACGGCGTCGTCTACGCCTGGCGCAACAACTCCGGCGCAACTGCCGCCATCATGCACAGGGCCACGTCGTCGGGTTGGACTGCTGTCAGCCTTGGGAGCTACGTCGGCTTTAACACAGGTGGCGTGGAGATCGTAGTTGGTTCTACCATCACCGGTCAGACCAGCGGAGCCACGGCCGTGGTCGTCAAAGTCGTCCTGGAATCAGGGGCCTGGTCCACGGGCGATGCGGCAGGCCAAATCATTACCGGCGCAACCACCGGCACGTTCCAGGTGGGCGAAAACATCAAGGTCGGGTCGTCGACGCACGCTCACGCAACCACGGTCAACACCGCAAACGCGTTTCCGCCAGGCGGCCGATACGAAACAACAATCGCCAACTTTGGCGGCGGCGGGGCCAACAACAAACTGTACGGCGTCAACGGCGTTGGCCGCGCCTTTGAGTTTGACGGCACTATCTTCGTAACCATCCGCACCGCCATGCCGACGGATACGCCAAAACACTTGGCCGTCCACAAACAGCATTTGTTTTTGAGCTTTGGTGCGTCGCTGCAGTTTTCTTCTATCGGCGATCCCTACAAATGGGACCCGATTTTGGGCGCGGGCGAGATCGCCATGAACGGGCTTATCACCAATTTGATCGTGCTGCCCGGTAACCAGACCAGCGGCGCGCTGGGTGTGTACACTCGCCACGACACCTCGGTGCTGTACGGCACCAGCTCGGCCAACTTCCAACTGTCCACCTTCAACACCGGCACTGGCGCGGTGGACTACACCGCCCAGAACATGGACCAGTCTTACGTGCTGGACGATCGGGGCGTGATCAGCTTGGGCACCACCTTGAACTTCGGCAACTTCTTGCCCGCCACGCTGACGATGACTTTGCGGCCGTACCTGCAAAACCGCATCAACTTGGCCACGGCCAGCACGCTGAACCGTGAAAAAGGCCAGTACCGTGTGTTTTTCAGCGATGGCTCGGCCATCTACATGACCATGCTGAACGGCAAGCTGCTGGGCACCATGCCTGTTGAGCTTGCAAACCCGGCTGTTTGCTGCGTCGAGGGCGAATCCGCCGCTGGCCAGGCCGTGGTGTTTTTTGGTTCAAGCAATGGTTTTGTCTACCAGCTTGACGTCGGCACAAGTTTTGACGGAGGTGCCATTCCCGCCAACGTCAACTTGGTCTACAACAGCACCGGCTCTTCCCGCATCTTGAAGCGATACCGCCACGCCAGCGTGGAGATGTCAGGTGACTATTTTGCCGAGATCCAGTTCGGCTACGACCTGGGCTACCGCACGCCGTTTCTCAGCCAACCAAGCGACGCCACCTACCAGGCTGACCTGCGGTCTTCGTACTGGGACGCCATGATCTGGGACAACTTTGTCTGGGATGGCTCGGACGTGACGCCCTCCGAAATTGACATTACCGGCACGGCTGAAAATATGTCGGTTCGGATCTCGTCAAACTCCGACATTCTTCAGCCTTTCACGGTGAACAGCGTCATCGTTCACTACACACCACGTCGAGGACTCCGATGAGCAACAACTACTACACCCACACCACCTACCCCACGCCCAACTCGCCCGGCTCGTCGGGTGCGTTGCGTGCTGAGTTGGAAAATATCACCTCCGGGTTTAACTTGCTGCCCACCTTGACCGGCAACGGCTACAAGGTGGCCATGATCAACTCGGCTGGCACCGCCCTGATTGCCAGCTCAGCTCTCCAAAGTTTGGCCATCACAGGCAGCACAGTCAACAGCACGGTGATTGGTGGCAGCACGGTTAATCTGGGCACGGGCCTAGTCGTTACCGGCGGCACGATCAACAACACTGTGATCGGCAACGTCACGCCCGCAGCTGCCGCGTTTACTACCGCATCAGCCAGCAGCGGTTTTACCGGTAACCTGACCGGCAACACTTCCGGCACGCACACCGGCGCAGTAATCGGCAACGTGACCGGCAACGTGACCGGCAACGTGACCGCCAGCAGCGGCACCTCGACGTTCAACAACGTCGCGATCAACGGCGACCTGGACATGAACGCGGGCAGCGCGGCCACGATCATCAACCTGTCCACGCCTGTCAACTCCGGCGACGCAGCCAACAAAGGGTACGTCGACACCCAGGACGCCTTGCGCCTGGCCTTAACCGGCGGCACGATGTCCGGCGCTATCGCCATGGGCACCAGCCGCATCACGGGCCTTGGCGACCCCTCCAGCGCCCAGGACGCCGCAACCAAAAACTATGTGGACAGCGTCGCCCAAGGCTTGGACACCAAGGGTTCTGTTCGTGCGGCCACTACCGCAGGCATTACGCTGTCGGGCCCGCAAACCATCGACACGGTCAGCCTGATTGCTGGCGACCGCGTGCTGGTGAAAAACCAAGGCACGGCTTCCGAAAACGGCATTTATGTTGTCGCCTCCGGCTCTTGGACTCGCGCCACCGATGCGGACACCTGGGTTGAGCTGACAGGCGCGTTCACCTTTGTCGAATCCGGCAGCACCAACGACAACACCGGCTGGGTCTGCACAATCGCCCCAGGCGGTACGCTGGGCTCGACAGCAGTGACCTGGGAGCAGTTCTCCGGCGCGGGCCAGATCACAGCTGGCGCGGGCTTGACCAAGACAGGCAACACGCTGGACGTCGGGACCGCCTCGTCTGCCCGCATCGTTGTCAACTCCGACAACATCGACCTGGCCACCACCGCCATCAGCGCCGGCACCTACGCCGGCATCACATTTGACGGCTACGGCCGCGCCACTGGGGCCACTACGCAGACCACGCTGGCGGGTTACGGCATCACCGACGCCTACACCAAGACGGAGATCGACACCACGGTGTCTGGCTTGTTGGCCAAGACCGGTGGCACGATGTCTGGTGCTATCGCCATGGGTGCCAACAAGATTACCGGCCTGGCAGATCCTACGTCCAACCAGGACGCGGCCAGCAAGTTCTACGTGGACTCGATTTTGGGCAGCGCAACAAGCGCGGCTACATCGGCTGCGGCAGCTGCGGTCAGCGCGTCCAACGCGTCCACAAGCGAAGGCAACGCCTTGACCTACGCGGGCAATGCTTTGACTTCGGCCAATGCTGCCGCTGCTAGTTATGACAGCTTTGATGATCGTTATCTTGGTAGCAAAACATCAAACCCTTCAGTGGACAATGATGGTAATGCGTTGTTGACTGGTGCTTTGTATTTCAATAGCACTGCTGGTGAGATGCGAGTGTGGAGTGGTAGTGCTTGGACTGCTGCTTATTTGCCTGCTACCGGGTATGCCACACTTACCGGCGCTGAGACTCTGACGAACAAGACAATCAACGGTAGCAACAACACTATCACCAACGTCAGCTTGACTGCTGGTGTAACAGGTACGTTGCCAGTTGCAAACGGCGGCACAGGCAGAGCAACCCTGACAGCCAACAACGTCATCTTGGGCAACGGTACAACTGCTGTTCAGCAAGTGGCTCCCGGTACAAGCGGCAACGTGCTGACATCCAACGGTACGACTTGGACGAGTGCGGCTGTTGCGGCTACGCTGTCTGGCGTTACGCAATCTGTATCGCCGTTTGAGACTGCTTTGGGCTTTGAGGCGGGTAACGTCACTACAGGTGCAAACAACACTTGGGTTGGTTACCGAGCAGGTTTGCTGACAACCAGTGGTACGAACAACACAGCAGTTGGTTTTCAGGCTTTGGATGCCAACACCACTGGTCAGGAAAATACTGCACTCGGTGTTA